GTCCAGGAATCATTCTCATGCACCTTACCCTGTAAAACCACATCTTTTTGGTAAGTGTTATCAATTGCATCAACCGGATCGAATTTAACCTCAATATTAAAAGATAGTGGTGTATTGAGATTCCATTTTACACCCCATGCTAGTTGAGTGTTTCCAGTTCCTATAGTATCCAAAGATGATCCATTATATTCATAAAATGAAACACCCGGTTGCATAGAAGTAGGCCCTACTTCTCTATCTTGCGCCTTTACTGAAAAGGCCAAAACTAAAATACTTAATATTAAAATTATTTTTTTCATTTTCTTTTATTTTTAAGGGGAGGCCGAAGCCTCCCGGTTAATTATTATCCAGTTGCTTCAGTTAGTGCTGATTTGCCAGCAGAGAAAGTACCATATACAAAAGCATATTCGTGAGGTGATGGAACAAAGAATCCCATTCTCATTGATACGACAAATGTTAGTACGTCCTCTTCTCCATAGCTTGCATTCTGGTCAAGCACTTTAATATTCATTGCTTTTCTAACTGCTGCAATACCTCTACGGAAATCACCAACTAAGTATGTATCCGGGTCCATGAATTGATTTTCAATGACCGGAACACCCTTAATTGTTAGCCCGTTAGGATTAAAGAAGCCAGGCAATTCGTAAAGCCCGTCTGCATTCTTTGTCAATTCCATGTTAGCAATCTGAACAGGATGTAATACAATACCGTTTGGCATGTAACCTGTTTTGTAATCAGTATTTTGCCCTAACATACACTGAACCAGTGCGGCACGTAATACATCAACATTGTTTGGAGATGTAATATCGTTCAATCCAGTTGGCTGGCTAAAAATCTTAGCGATTGGATCGCCTGATTTTAAGAAACCTTTCAGCTCTGTTCCAGCTGCGAAAGATGTTCCAGCACCTTCAATGATTTGCTTTTCGCGCTTAAGTGGAATGTGGTATCCAAGTGTCTCGTCAATTTGTGACCTCAGATAAGGAATGTCATCAAGACTATCCTGTGAAACATACATTTTTTCACTGATTTTCTTAATTTTTGCAGCCTTATCTTCAAAAGAGAGGTCACTGTCAGAGCTTGCGGCTGTACTTTCACCGACCATCTCGGCGTTATCAGTTTCACCGGTTCGCTCTTTATAAGGAACCCATAGTTTATCGGTTGGCCGCTTAGTCAACAGATCATAAATTGTAAGCCTTGGCCTTGGTGCCATCTGAACACCTGGCAACGGGTCTGAAGGAATAGACTCATAGTAAGTAGTAGAAAAACTATTACTAATATTTATTTCGCTTTTCAGCGCAATATCTTTTCCCTTTTCAGACTTCAATTCTTTCATGAATTGGTCTTTATTTTCAGGCTTCAAGCCCTTTTGCAGCGTCTCTTCAATAATCTCACTACGAGATTTGAATTTGTCTGCTTTACCCTGATGTTCACCGAGTTGTTTTATTTCAGTGTCCATCGCATTTAGTTGCTCCTGCATCTTTTGAGCAGTCTCATTTGCCGGAACATTTTGTAATTGCTCTTTCAGTTGATTGTGCTCCTGCTGTATCTGCTCAACAGATTTTTTATTTCCATCAATCGTAGATTTAAGTCCTTCTACGTTTGATTTAATGTTGTCTAATACCTGTTTTGTTTCGTTTTCCATCTTTTTAAGATTTAAAAAGTTCGTTAATACTTTCGAGTTCTTTTATTAACTCAGTGTCTTGTGACGGCTGAGGGTCAGTGTCCTTTGACGGCTGACTTTTTGCGTTGTTATCTAATGTCGGGGTGGCTACATTCGAGCCAACGGGTACGGCACTGCCTTCAATCAGTTTGGCTTCCCGTACTACCCAGAAATACCCCTTATATTCTGCAAGTTCTTTGTTTGCTATTTTGTCAAAGTAGTTTTTCCATACCTTGTATTCTTCTTCAAAACTATCATCATTCACTGCCAGTTCAAGCTGTACGTATTGCATTCCAACTGAGTGATTTTTTACAAAACCTTTGGAATACTGGTCAAACATGAATTGGTTGCGGCTTCGCTTCAGCGTTGAATCGAAAATCAAAGCCTGTGTGAATCCTGAATATTCAAATCCAAGCTTTTCCCAGCTAATCTCTTTTACATAAGCGTCCAGGTCGCCGCCGTCTGCAATGATTTTATCGAACTTCATTTGATGCTCCTGGAGGTGCATAAGCGTGTTGTTTTGCTTCAGCGTCTTATCCCAAATGCCTCTCACATGAACATCGTCATGGCTATCCATGTAATTAGTTGTATTGATCACAGCCTGAACCTTAAACTCATCGCCCTCCGGTTCAAAAGCCTCGTTTTGTTTTACAACATTTGTCTTATCATTGTAAAACATTGCTGAAATAGCGTCAGAGTGTTTTATTTGCGCTCTTTTTTGAGCCTTTATAGTGTGCTTATTCTCAGCCAAAAAATCAATTAGCTCCTTTTGTGTGTTGAACTTTGAAGGATCGTAAATCATATCTTATTTTTTAATCGTTTCCCTGTTTTCGGCCTTCTTCTTTTTCTTCTCTTTCATGGCCTCAATTTGTTCTTTCGTAAGTTTCTTCTTTTTATCTTTCATAGTCTTATAAATTAAAAAAAGCCGACAATCCTATTTCTAGGACTATCGGCTTTCGTGAAGCTCTTTAGTTTACTGTATTTTAAACCTTATTAATCCGCCCGCATCGTGGACATTTTATTTCTGCACCTTTTACTTTTTTAGCAAGTAGCTTATTACAATACTTGCATCTTAGTTCTGAAATATAATTATTTTTTGCCAAAATGTCAATTTTTATTTAGACTTATTTTAAATTATCTTCCTTTAACCTCATAATTCAAGGCACAATTGCAATTTATAACGTTAATAGCGCTACCTCTTGGGTCTCCAGGGTAAGACATAGACTCGCCATTAACTATAAAATCCCCGTCCATATCAACTCTTTGCCCGCTTGCAGCAGCATGCCAGTCTCTAGTCTCGTCAAAGGCGGCCGTCCATATCTTCATGTGAGGAACACCCGTGCTTTTAACCCCTTTCATGCTTCCTATTGAGCTTGCAGGTGTCGTTTCTGTTCGCACTATTCGCTCAGTTCTGAAACGCTTAAATCTCAGCCATTCATCTTCTATTCTATCCCTTAGCATTGTTTGAGCCTCACCGCCTCCGATGCCTTGCTCTAATATTTCTGGTATTACCTCCTTGATTTTACGCAAAATATCATTGATTGAAGTGTTCGTAACCACAGCTATTTTAGCATCTGCGTTTTCCCTTACAAATTCCCGCATCTCTTCGGCAATCATGGCCTGAATCATCTCTTCATCAGTCTGCTTTGTGGTATAATCAACTTTTTGCTTCACTTGCCGCCTGTAAAACTTAGCAAAGTCAACGCCAACGTTTACATATAATCTCTCAAATACATCTTGAATCATACCCGAGCGCAAAGACATTTCCTGTATTCTTTGCGGCACAAGGTTGATGTCGCTGGTTTGTTCAATGACTTCAAACATCTGGCTCACGTGTTCATCCAGGGCGTCACCGATTGGCTTTCTATACTGGTTGCGATAACTTGCTCTTTGTCTGTTAACTGTAGACCATTGACGGTTTACAGCTTTGAAGCGTTGGGGATGTGATTTATTATTGCTCCACTGCCTATAACACACACCAATACGCTGATCTTCATCTGGAAATTCATTTTGCATCGTATTATCCTGAACACAGCGCTCAATAAATTCGCTCTCAGTCTCGTTATTTTGGGGTGTGGGTAAGGGCATGTTAGTAAATTTTATCTACTGTATTTTTTGACTCTTCTAAAAGCAACCGTGTTCTTTCCCATCCTAATATTTCAGTAACTTTACCAACAAATAATTGATATTTGTTTATTTCTTTGTTCTCTGTATTTTGTTTGTTTTCTCTGTTATGAAACTTATTTTCAGCTTGCTCTAAATTATTGAATTGCTTTTCTCTTTTCCCAGCCCTTATCATAGTATCCTTATAATAATTACAAGCTTCTACAAAACCGTCCATGCTGTTTTCCTGTTTTTTGACTTTTCCATAAACCATTAGAGCAATGAAAAATACTAAAACAGAAAATACAAAATTTGCTATGTCTATTAAGTCCATAATCAATCCTCCCGTGTTTTAACCAACAAATCAACATTAACGCTCGGGTGATCACCGTAATCAGTATTCAACGTTGCTTTCCTTATTCCTTTTATCTTTTCTCCCTGAGGTGTATAAAGGGTAATATATCCGCTGTCATCTATAACAGCCTTGCAAAGTGGTTTTCCTACTTGTGGTATTTTACTCATAACCAATCGGTTTTTAGTTAAAAAATATAAAATAAATTACAAATCCGATAATCGCCAGACGTACCAAAGTATCTATAATGGCAACAAATACGCCCC